CGCCGAGTGGTGCACACAGAAGCAGTCGATGGGCGCCGTACGCCGCTCCCACCGCTTCGTCGTGTGCCGCGGCAGCTGCCCGCTGATGTCGATGATCTGCTGCATCACTGCTTTTCCACCCATCGATACACCATCGTCTTGCAGCGCACCCCGTCGCGTCGACGCCCGTGCCGTTCACCTTGCTCTACGCGTCCATGCGCTAGGTACTCGGCCAGCATCAGCGACATTGTGTGCTGCGCCACACCGAACTGCGCTGCCAGCTCGCCGATCGTACGCCAGCCCTCGCTGGCCGGGCATTTGGGCTCGCCAGCGTACGAGTCTAGCTCGGCACGCAGCGCATCCAGACTCAACTCATCCCAACCCCTCACATCCGCCTCCGTACGCGCAAGTCACTCCGATGCGTGATCGCATGGATCTCAGCCAGTTGCCCATCGATAATCTCCGCCGCCACCACTCCACACCCGATCTCGGGTGTGCTCTGCATCACCTGCTGTGCGTATGGCGTCAGCCCGCAGTAGGCCGGGCAGATGGCCAGGTCCGTCGTGTATACCTGCGAACCAACAGCAATGCGCACCGTTTCACGCCAGAACTCGTGCGTGTGTGCCCTGATTACGAGCCTCGGTGGCACCCCGCCGCGCAACGCCTCGCGTTCCTGAAGGCTCTGTCCATAGCGGCGCAGTTCGTTGCCCGACAGCCACTCGCGTCGCCCTTTGCCCGGCCCATGGTGCGCCGCGTCAACCGTCATTCCATCAACATCAGCAAGCAGATGCGGCGTCACGCTCACGTCAGCCTGCATCAAGTGCTGGCGCAGCTCTCGTGCAGCCAGGATTGGCGCGCTCGCCTCGCCGAGCTCGTGACTGTCGGTCCCCGTCACCAGCGTCAAACTCTTGACATTCCCGAGCATCAGCCACGGGCTCAGATTGCTCGTAGCGATGATCACCTGGTCGGCCATGCGGCTTGACACAAGTCCCTGCGGATAGCGCAGCCCCCACGTCACGTCGCCTACGTGCACCACATCCACTCTGTCGCCGTCGGCTAGGCGCTCGACCGCCGCGATGTCGTCCTCATAGTTTTCCCACAACCACCGCTGCACCGCCGACAGCTGTACCTGATATGGCCTCAGCTCGCCGTCGAGCAGAAACGTCGCTGGATTCAGCAGGCTCAGCTTGTGCCCCCCGTGCGTATCGGCCAGGAACACCAGTACTCGCCGGGTCATTACGGCCTATCCTTCCCTGCCAATAGGCTCTTCAGCCGTTCAATCTCCCGCTCATATCCTCGCACCTGCGCTTGTAGAAGCGTGATCTGCGCCTGCAGCGACGTTTCCCGTTCGCGGCTTTTGGCTTCAAGTGTGCTGTACTGTGCCTGCAATGCCGCTAATTTCTCCCGTGTGGCCGCACGGTCTTCTTCCACTTGCTGTAGCCGCCCCTCAAGGCGCTCGCGCTGGCACCGCTCTTCATTGAGTTCAGACCGAAGCGCCGTAGTCAGATCTCTCCACCCGTCGTTGATTGTACGCGTGGCCGTGGCCTTGGCCCCACGGATCGCCCCGATCGCGCCCAGTGCCGCTACGATGACGCTGCCAATGATCGGCCCCCACGCGCTCATGTCCATCCGCATACCTCACAGCAAGTATCCCGTGATGACCACCCAGATATTCAGGTTGTCTCCGCTCGCCGCGCTTGTGTAGAAATAGATGTCTCCATTCGGATCACACGGTACAAACCCATGCGCACTCCTGAACTTGCCGTTCACCATCTGCACGAATACGCCATCCGCGCCGCCCCACGCACTGCCGCCGGGGATATGATCCGCATCTATGAAGAATCCCACCACGTGCTCATCGTTGTCCGCATCACTGGTCGTGACGTTGAATGAGATGAATACCCCGCGGATACCCGCCGGCAGCCCAAATGCTGCACTGAGGTCCACCACGCCATTGTTCGCGCCACTCTTGGTATCGCCATTCCAGTCTGTGCTCTTCCACGGCCCACCATCCACCACCGCCGAATGCGTGCCGGCCGTCGCTGCGTTGCTGATGATAACCGTGGTATCGCCGCTCAGCTGATTGACGCCACTCACCAGGTTGGCCAGCTCATCCTCATCAGTGGCCTGGCGATAATCGCTCGATGCCAGTTTCGGCTTGCACTCCAGGATGCCCAGATCAGTGACAGTATTCTCCACCTCGAGCACCCAGTAACTTGCGTCGATGCTTACCATTTCATAGCCGGTGATGAACGTGTGAAAGTCGATAGTTAGCTTCTGCCCAGGACGCACCATCTGGTTGACCTTCACCAGGTCCACATCCAGGCTTGTAATCACCCTGTCATGCGCTTTCAGCCAGGCCAGCGCCGTGTCATACAGCGCGTCACTCGCATTCGCGTCGGCGGTCACGTTCGCCGCCACACTGCCGATCCCGTTCCAGCGCATCGTCCGGTCACAGCGGTACTCGCCCAGCGCAGTCTCCTGCGCTGTAGAGATGATGCAGTTGTTTGCTTTATCCAGCGTATATCCAGACGGAGCTGTCCGCGTACAGTGCTCGAGCGTCGTCTCCGCCCCGTACGGGTACACCCGTGTCACCAACTCGTAACTGTCAATCTGGTATTTCAGGCTGCGGATGATCGCCACCGCGTCGTTATCCCACAGCCGCTCCGATCCCGTATCACGCACGGCTGTCACCGGCGCGGCTGTCTGATCATCGCCCAGCCATTGCACTGTGCGCCCCATGCCCACACGAAAGTGCTCACCGGTCTGCTCGGCAATGGCCCGTAGAGCCTCAAGCACGCTCTCGCCGTTCAGGAATCGCCCGTAGTAGGCGTGCTCCGCTTCCGTGTGGTAGTTCACGTCCAGCGACCACCCTGCCGCGACCACCGCCGGCAGCGCGAAAACATGCGCTAGCGGCGCTGGGTCGGCCAATTCCTCGATGACATTGATGTATCCCCAGCGTGGCGCATGCGTATTGTCCAGGCTCTCGTCCGGGCTCAGCTTCAGCCAGTAACCGTTCTGGCCCTCAATAGTCGATTTGGCCCAGTCGCCGTGCCGCTCAAACCGGATCACCCCATCCTGTGCCAGCGTCACCCCGGCAACCGACGTGCCATCGCTGATGATGTCTGTCTCCGCCCACGCGCTGCCATTCCAGTACCAGATCCTGAGCCCGGCCTTATCGGTGTTGTAGTAGGTATTGAACCCACACCGTATTCGGTTGAATGGCGCATCGTGGTCGCAAATCAGCAGCGAGTCATTTGACCCAAAGTGGTAGGTTCTGTATGTTGTGGTTTCGCCATCGGTCAGTTCTGTCGACCAATCCTCGTAGTTTGCGTTGTCTTCCAGTCGGTACACGTGGTCGCTGTGCCGCTCGTCTGTTGTATACAGTTCCAACATCCCTACGGGGATGTCCGCCAGCTCGCTCAGAAGATCATCGCCAGCTACTTTCAGCACCGGTGCCCCAGCGCCGATCTCTGCGCTCAGCCGCTCGATAACTCCGGCACCGATTTGCGTGTCTACCCCATCGAGCACACCATATCCATACGCCAGCCGCTTGTTCTGAACCAGGGCCGCGTTCGGGTCGTCCAACGGCATCTGGAACTCGAACGTCCCTGCGCCGTCCAGCAGCTCACGGCTGGTCCACTGCTGCGGCGTGGCGATCACCCCATAGAGCGTGCCAGCCTTACTGCGAATCTCTACGCGCGATAGCACAGGCATCAGTGCCACCTCGCTTCGTATTCCAGCCGCATCACACTGCCCGTGCCCCCGCCGGTGAATGTCACCACAATCGTGTTCGTCTCTCCGCTGCGCAGCTCGAACAGCCCGTCTACCCGGTGACCAGCCTGGCGCGTCAGGTTCGCCAGGTCCTCGGTGCCATTGTTTTTCACGCTATAGGCCCCACAGTCGATCACCAGCTCCTTGCCCGCCGCTATCGTAGCCCCATAGCTGATGTGGCAGATCTCGGTGGCCACGCCGCCTTCGCTCTCCTCCGGCGTCGTGTTGGTGATCGATACCGCCGTGATCGGCGCATCCCCCGCTGTAATCCGCAGCACCGGATCGGTGATCGGCGCGTTGCCTTCCGGTGCTACCGTCACTGTCACAGGTGAGTTCACCAATGGATAGATCCTCGCCACCTCTGCATCATCGAACAGCACCCGTCCGCCCGCGCCCAGATCAGCGGCAAACCCATAGAGCGTGACAGTAATACTGCTGCCGCTGGCCACCCCCTGCGTTACCAGCGTTTCCCACACCTTTTCTGCCGATACATGCTGCACGCTCGCACCGGTCAGCCCCGTCACCCCAAGGCCTTCGCCTCGGTGCCCAGCGCCAGCCAGATATTCTTTGTAGGCCCTCACGGACACCCGATACGTCGCGCCAGGCGTCACCGCAATCGTCTGGCTCACGGTGACTTGGGGTTCGCTATCGCTGATCCGCGAAAGATGCAGCACGCCATCTATCACTGTCGCAAACACTGCGCTGCTCGCCGTCCACCCGTCCAGCCCCGCGTCGAATGCCCCATTGTCTACATGGCTATGACCAGCGCTCCGCCATGACGTGTCCAACAGCGCAAATGTCAGCATCACCGCGATATACGTGTCTACCGGCGACGCATCCAACACACGGATCTCCTGCAGTCGCACATATCGCCACTGTACGCTGTTGTCGCCACTCCACTGGCGCAGCAGTGGGCGGCGCTTGCCGATGGCCGTCTGCCAGCTCTGAAATAGATCATCCAGCAGTGCTGCAGTGCTCGCTTGCAGCACCGCCGGCACCTGGATCGTCTGCCGTTCCAGCGGCGCCTGGCTCGCACCATAGGCGTCATACCACCCGCCGCCTGGCAGCTCCACAACGCCATCGCGAGTTGGTCCCAGGCTCATATCTTCCGTCTCACCGCCCGGCATCAATTCGGGCAGCGCCAGCGAGCCAAAATAGGTGTACCGGAAGCTCATCGCGCTCCCCTCTCTCGCAACACCTCGCGGAGGCTCCGCTTCACCTCGCCCACATCGCCACCCTGCACATTCACCGCGATGTCATACCGCTGTTGGTTGTATGTCTGGCTGCTCTGCCCGCGCCAGCCATCGCCACCCAGCGCAATCTCTGCGTACATCCCCTGCGACAACGCCATCTCAAACGCCGGCAATTGCTGCCTGGTCAGCGCTGCCATTGCGCTGTTGATCCCCCGTAGTCCTAGCTCAAACGGCGTCGGGCTCCCCGGCGTCAGCCAATCTGGAAGCGTGATACCCTTGATCTTGTCGGTAAACTGCTGGATTTTACCGGTCAGCTTCTGGAACAGGTCCGCGATTTTTCCCATCCGGTCGCCCAGCGGCTCAAAGAGATGGTCTTTGAGCCAACTCAGCTTGGGGCCCAGCTCCTCGCTGATGGCCGTCGCTATATCGCCCATCCAGCTCCACACCTTCTTCAGCGCCGGCACCACCACTTCGGTGATTAGCCCTGCCAGCGCCTGAAACGCGAGCTGTACAACAGCGTCGAGCAGCTCTCCCAGCGCCTGGAACAGCGGGAATACATTCTCACTCAGGAAGGCCCACACCGCCTGCAACGCCGGCAGCAATGTGTCGGTCCAGAACGTGCTCAACACCGCGATCGCCGCCGGAATGTTGACACTCATCCACTGACCAATACTCTGAAAGATCGGCTGCAGCGTATTCGTCCAGAACTCGGTCATCCATGTGCGGATGCCCCCCCAGTCCTCTGTCCACGCCATCGCTAACAGCGCCACTGCCGCCGCTATGCCGCTTATGATGAGCGTCACCGGGTTCAGTGCCGCCGAAATGCTGGCAATGCCCCCCACGATGCTGGCGATGCCCCCCACGATCGCCGCACCCGCCACCACCGCGGCGATGCCGAGGATCGCCGCCTTCAGCGCCTCGGCGTGCTCAGTGACGAACGGGATCACCTGTTCCTGGATGAACGTGCCTATCGTCTGCGTCAGGTTGACGAACCCATCGATCCACGGCTGCACCGCCTCGCGCCCGATGCCCAGCGCGTCGGTGATCATGTACAGCCCCGCCGACGCTCGCTCGCCGAACCCCTCCATGTCGCCGCTGAACAGCGCCCCAAACGCCCCGGCCAGCGTCTCCAGTCCGCTCACCACCGGCTCGATCGCAGGCGCAATTTTGGTGTCAAACAACACACCAAGCCGGTCAATGTATGGCATCACCTTGTCGAGCAGCATGCTTCCCAGGTCCATCAGTTTCAGGCCGATGGGCGTCAAAGCCACAATTGCCTTGTTCTTGACTAGCTTCCACTTCTCGGGCCAGTCGTCTGTAGCCTCCGCCGTGTCAAGGATCGCCCCTTTGCTGTTCGCCAGTGCCGCCTGCAGTTCGTCCAGGCTAAACCGCCCTTCCCGGATGGCTGCTACCATGTCAGGACCTGCGCGCGCACCAAATACTTCCATGCCTAGTGCTAGCGCATCACTAGCGCTGTCAGCCCCTTGAATGACTTTGATGGTGTCCAGCAGGCTCTCGCGCAGCGGCTTACCGTCCCGCGCGAATTTTCCCGCAGCGATGCGTAGGCTACCCAGTACTAATTCGGTGTTGACCCCCTCCTTCTCCCACTTCGATAGCATTGCCACCGAGTCCTCGATCGTGAACCCCATCAGTCGCATCGGCGACCCATACTGCACCATCTTGTTCATCAGACTATCAAGGCTCACGCCGCTGGCCTGCGTCGCCTTGAACAACATGTCCATGGTCGCCGAGGCTTGCTCATTGCCCACGCCCCAGTCGCCCAGCACCCGCGCGAATTGCCCTGCCGTGCTCGTCACGTCCGTGCCCAGCATGTCACTCATGCGAATGAGCTGCGCCGAGACCATCTGCAGCGGCTCACCGGTCAGCCCCAGCCGTCGGTTGAGCTCGGTGATAGCATCTGCCGCCGTAGCTGCGTCCGTCGGCACTGACGTGAACACACCCTGAAAAGCCGTCTTCAGCCCGTCCAGCGCAGCGCCTGTCTTGCCCGTGCCCTGCTCGATGATGTCATAGGCCGCGTCGACCTCGCCTCCAGCCTTCAGTGCTATGGTGCCTACGCCAGCGATAGCCGCTGCACCGGCAGCCACCCCGCCCGTCAGCACCTTTCCCAGCGTCTGTCCGATGCCCTTCGCCAGGCCGCCCAACCTCTTGTCCAGGCCGCCCTGCAGGCTCTTCAGGTCCTTATCCAGATCATCCAGGTTAGCCCTGATGGGCACCTGCGCAATGCCCAGCGTGGTCGCTTCTTCAGGCATCAGCCCCCCATCCGCTCGCGCAACGCCTCAAACTCGGCGCGCCGCGCCTGTTTCTCTGCCGCCGTGAGCGGCCGCCGCTCATCCACATCAAGCTTCGCCAACATTCCCTTCAGAGCCGGTAGCCGCTTGGCCCGCTCGAGCGCTGCTACGTGCCACGCAGTCCACAGCGCCATCCGCAGCTCATACTGCTGCATACGCTTCCGCTGCGCGATGAGCGCATCGAATCGCTGCAACGTCTCTCGCGGCGTTAGCTCCCAGAACTCCGCTGCTGTCAGCCCCTCTTCGAGCCACCTGGCCAGGAGTGCATCCCAGTCCCACAGCTGCCCGTCAGCCTCCTGGCCTACGCCGGGGGGTTGCTGTCATTCGCCCCCTCGGCCTCATAGTTGAGCACCGCGGCCACGCCTTCCACCACTAAGCGCGCCGCCGCCACGTAGCCAATCCGGTCCATCAGGTCGTAGGCGTCGCGCAGGCTATATACACGTGCGCCCGCACGCATCTCGCGTCGGGCATACTCCATGCCAACCTGAAGCAGCTGGGCCACCTGGCTCACCTCGATGCCGTGCTCGGCATCGCGCAGCACAGCCACCACGCTGCGCCCCATCGCCTTCTCGGCTTCGGCCAATCCCCGGTTCGTGTACAGCAGCGCCACACGCTCGTTGCCAACCTCAACCAGCACTTCACCCCGCGCGCCGGTGGCCATTAGCTGCCCACCTCGGTCCACTCGCCGTCAATCGTCAGCTCCACCGAGACAACCTCAACGTCCTGGTCGGGCGCGGCATCGCTCATGCTCGTCACCAGCGCATTGGCCTCTTCCACTGCCACACTATCATCGGACCGCCTGATCTTGATCAGCGTGCCGTTCCGCACCGCCGCCTTCAACGCCAGATACCCGGCGTCGCTCGACACATACAGGTGCTCCAGGCTAACCGTCGCCCCGTAGCGCCCGGCCAGAAACCGACCCGCGCGCGATGTCTTGGAGCTCGCGTCAATCGGCTCCGACGTCTCCTCAAAACTCACGTCTCTTTGGCTGCCTACGGCCGTGTATACTGGCGCCTGCTCGGTGCCAGTGTTGACCAACAGCAGCACATCAGACCCGTTCTGCGCCATCTTGCCCTCCTAGCTTTCCCTACCGTCGTCTTGGATCATCACGCCCCGCACCGTCACCACCCGCCCATATGCCCCCTCTGTGTCTGCCGACACTGGCCCGTGGCACACCACGTACACCACGCCATACCCACTCACCGCGAAAGGCTTCCGGTGAAACAGTGCCACCACCCGCTCAGCGATAGCCATCACCGTCTCTGCCGAGCCAGTCTTGCTGACATAGCAGCGCACATCCCGGCTAAACGCCCATCCCTGGCAATTCTTGGTGTCATACGGCACCATTGCCGGCCCGCTCGCTATGATGATGTATGGCAGCGTCATCCCACGCACCGGCACATCAGCACTCGAGATCGCCGGCACCCCTTCGAACGTGCTCAACAGCCCAGCCAGCGTCGCGTCACCGCTCATCACATCATGCATGGCCTCGCTCAGCGCATCCATGCTCTATTCCTTTCCTGCGATCATCCGTGTGAGCTTCCTGGCGTTGCCGAATACTGCCGGCCGCAGGAACGGCTGCGCCGCGCTATGCTCAGTGCCCATCTCCGCGAAATACGCCCAGAACACGTTCTCCTTCACGCCGATGCGGCCTTCAATGGTGTTGTTGTTAGCCTCCACCTCCACATCAATGGCTACGCCTTTTTTCGTCCGTCCGGTGAGCACCGGCGCGTTCTTGCGCGCCTCGTCTGCTGCCCAGGCACACGCCCGGTACAGGTTGTCAGCTACCCGCCCGGATATCTCTGCCAGAAACTCGCGCTGTCGCCACGAAGTGATATACTTCACACGCTCACCGTTGCCTGCCGAGCCACACAATCGACCTCCAGATGATGCCCCGCCAAACTCGGCTCACGTACACCCAACACCTCCACCGTCACGTCGCCACACGTCACCTGGTCGCCTCTGGCAATGTCCGTTGTCGCCGGCACATACAGCACATACGTCACCTGACGCTCGGTGTGCCCGGCCACCTCCACATCAGCGCTGCCCGTGGGGCGCAGCCGCCCCGCCGCCGTGCCGATCGTCACATACGTCTCGGTCCAGTTGCCGTGCCCATCGCTGGTCGGCGCCAACCGCCTGATAGTAAATGTGTTGTTCAGTAGCCCCGTGAAGTGCATCATGGATTCCGCCGATACCTCGCCAGTACCTCGCGTTCGCTCCGCAGTAGGATCGACGCCGCGCTGACCCCCAATACTCCCTCGCCACCACTGCCCTGCTCCGACCCAAATGTCACACTGTAATCACCCAGCTGCGTACTCACGATTCCTGGCACACCCGCGTTCATCGCCGCACGCAGCCCCGCCTGGTAGCGCCTGGCCGCCGCACGCGCACATACTCCCACCACGTCATCAGGCAGCGTCGTGTACCCGTGACTGTACGTCACCACGATGTTCTGCACGCCGCTCGCCCACACCGTTCCGATCCGGTACAGTACGCCGTATCGTCCTAGCCTGTAGTCATCATCGACTACCAGCGCCTTATCATTCTCCACCACCGACACCACCGACGTCACCGGTAGCTCTGGCAGCAGCATGTGCGTGCCACCATTCCCATCCAGAGTGATCACCTCGTCCGTCACTGGCGTCAGCATCTGATGGCAGTACCCCCGAATTGCCGCTGATGCCTCGGTGATCGCTGCCTGCGCCGCGCTCACCTGCGTCGCGGTGCTTATTGTCAACTGTAGCAGCTCCTCCAGATCGGTGATGGTGCACAGCAGCGTGGTCATGCCGATTCGCTCCCACTTTTGTTCAGCGACGGCGCACGCTTTTTGTTGCGCCCAGACGGCTGCCGCTTTTCCTCTGCCGGTTTCTCCGGCTCTGCTGGCAGATATCCTCGCTGTCGCGCTTGCGCTTCGGTGAGCAGCACGCTCACCCCCGGTCGCACCTGGTACCGGCTCAGCTGCTCGCTTCCCCTGACCACCGGCCACGTGGTCGGATCAATCACTACCATCATCGGCCCTCCCTTCTGCGTTCAGCCCGGTTCATCTGCATCAACCGATACTGCTCTCTCACCTGCTCGGCCTGCGATGCCCGCGCCCATACTGCGCGCCCCGGCCCAAGCGAAATCCTGACCAGCCGATCGCCAGGCACCTGTTCAGCATGCATTGCCATCACCGCCGGCATCCGGCCCGCCCACATTGCCGGCAATGTACACAGCCGCGGCTTTACCGCATGCACCGCCCGCAAAAACGCCAGCCGCCTGTCTCCCCCCTGAGCCATCTCTGTGCGCCAGGCATCCACCAGCGCCGCCCCAGCCTCGCCCCTGCGTACGAATACCAGCTCACTCGCGTATACCGGCACACGCAGATCACGCGTTACCCTCGCTGTCCGCGCGCGTTCCTCGGTGCTCCCCAGACTGTCAGCGAGCACTACATTCTGCCCATCCACCGTTACGGCAAGCGGCACCGCTACCTCCCACGAACCCAGCAGCCGCAACCCTGCTCCTAGCGTCGTCCACGGTACCGTAGCCCCTGGCTCTACCAGCAGCGTATGGTCATAGGCCAGCACCGGCTCGGCGCTCACCATCACTGCATATCCGTGGCGTCTCGCCTCTCGCTCGATCGTCGCATCGGACGCATGCAGCACCAGCCCCTCGCTCACGCCAGCCACTCTTCGCCCTCCTGCCTCACCACCCCTGCCATACCGATACCATCGGCATCGATAAGCTCCACGTCCAGCACACCGCCGCTTACCATGGCCAGCGCGCTCACCGCTTCATACACTGGCGGACAGATCGCCGGCGAATAGTCATGAAACAGCATTAGCCCGCCTGGGTTCAGGCTATTGAACCACGGCAAATCAGCGCAACAGGCACGGTGATCGCCATCAATGTAGATCAGATCCCACCGCTCATAGTTGTGCAGCCGGTAATAGTCCACCGACGCGCATACCTCCACGCGCGCCTGCGCACCCACACTGTTGAGCAGCCTCTGTGCCAGTGTCGCCTCAGTCGGATTGATGCTCAGCGTCACAATCTCTGCCGTCCGCTGCGCTTGTGCCATCATCCACGCCGATGTGCCCAGCCCTGCACCCACCTCCAGAATGCGCCGCGGCCGCCAGTCCAGCGTCAGCCCGTACAGTGCCACCATCTGCCACGGCAACATCTGCGCTCGCGCCTTTGACATCGCCGGCGCCAACGGGTACGCTGCGCGTAGCATCCGCTCGAGCACGGCGCTATCGTACCCGCACAGCTTCCAGATCTGTTTCACCTGCGCCCCCCGAACTTGCGCACCGCCGCCCAGGCCTCAGGCGCATCCAGTCGCCCACCAATGCGCCCTCCCCACCGTCGCGCCTGTCCGGGATAATGCAGAATGCCCGCCGCTTTCTGGTTGCTCTGGAATCGCGGGAAGGCATTCCATTCGTTGCCCAGCACCAACACCCTCAGCGGGTGCATATACAGAGCCCTAATCAGCGCCCCTTGGTCACGCTGCGCCCAGCGCTCCCATTCGCGCTGCCACGCGGAAAAAAACGCCTCCGTCTGCGCCCCTCGCCGAAACGCCCACACCCCACCGTTGAACTGCAGCACATCCCATGTACCCGTGACCGCCTCTGTCGCCACCGCTTCCGGCGACGCTACTTTCGTGCGCATGTTCGCCAGCAGTTCATTCGGCGATATGTCTTTACAGATCACCAGCTCCCAGCCGTCCTCCACCCACTGAAATAACTGATACACTGGCGCGATCACTTCTGTGTCCGCATCCAGGTAAAGCACCGCCTGCCACTCGGCCGGCGCCAGCTCGTACGCCCTCAGCTTAGCCCGCCGCCCACCGACGTCGCTGTCTGGCTGTGCGATGAACACATCCTCTGGCCCAATCGGCGTCGCAGCGCACAGGCAGATGGGCACATCCGGCATGTGCTTCTTCGCCGAAACCATCATCCGCCTCGCTGCTTCGCGCGCCTGCTCACCAAACGCCACGCAGTAGATGCCTCGGCTGCTGCCCGTGTCTCGCTCCATCGGTCTCTTCATCTGCAGTTCGGTGCTCGCCGCCATCTGCAAGTCCACGGCCGCGTCTATGCCTGCATCTAGCATCACCGATGACCCGTCTCCGTAGCCGTCGCCCCAAAACGCCTCATCGAACGCCCGCGCGTGGTCTTCTACCCAAGCCTCCACACTGTACCGCGCCGTTGCCTCGCGCAATGCCTCGCGGTCTACCAGCGATCGTGTCTCTATCGCCTCAGCAAAGACCCGCACCAGATCATCGGCGTTGCCCCGCTCGTAGCGATGGATCCCTGGTATGCCGGGCAACTCATCCAGTAGCCCTACATGCCACGGAACCACCACACTCACCCCGCACGCCAGCGCCTCTAGCGGCGGCATCGGGATACCCTCTACCCGGCTCGGCACTACCAGCACATCAAGCCCCTGGTAAAAGCTCGGCATCTCTGCCCAGCTATACCGCTTTGTCAGCACGGGCCATCCGCGGCCGCTCGCTCGCCAGATAACCTTCTGCCCCGCCGCGCAATTCACCACGCGCAACGCCAGATCTTCGCCCTTGCGGTGGTTGCTGTACGTGTACCCACTGAACCCCGCTACCAGTCGACCACTCTGCGCTGGCCCCAGCGTGAACCGCTCGCGCTCCAGGGGCGCCGACGCCTGCACCGTCGGCCCGTACGCTCGCACTGCCTCGCCATACATCCGGCATGTCACAACGCGCAGCTGCACGCGGCGCGCAACATCATCGAATAGCCTCGCCTTAGCGTTACCTGGCGGCTCTTCCTCGCGATGCGTGAAATACGCCGCTACCGGCTGCGTAGGCCAGGGGCCCAGCCGCGTCGCCTCGAAATAGCCCGTGAGATACACCACGTCTGCCGCTGGATCAACCGCCGCGCTCAACCCCCACCCCAGCCTCTCGGCCAGGGCACGCGCCATCCGTGGAATGATCCGATCTTCCTGCCAGTTCTGGCATACCTGATGTACTCTCACGGGCTATAGTCTCCTACTGGCCCCTCAACTTCAGCTGCCCGAGATCAGATCCACCTGCACGAATGCAGACGGCCGAATCACACCGAACGCAGCACGCATCTCGCACAGGATCGCAACCATGTTGCGGATGAAGAAATCCTCATGGCTGTCGCTAACACTGATCGTCGCGTTCTCGCGAGTCCACAACACAGCCTTCCGCCAGTCGCCCAGCAACCCGGTGCCTTCGGTCACCGCCTCGCTCTCCACCACCGGGATTCCCCACAGCGACCGCGTACCTTCGCGTAGCGGCCCGCCAAACTGGTAACGCCCCTCGAGATCCTTGAGCAGATCGATCGTCTCCCAGTCATTCGGGTTGAACACCCACGCGGTCGGCGAACTGCGCCCGATCGTCCGCAATGTGGTTAGCGCTTTGCGCGTGGTGACCAGAACGTCAGTATCCCAGGCCTGCGCCAGCACACCAGATGTGTACATCAGACCTGTCATATTCTCGCCCACGCCGTTGCCAGTGATGATCTGGTCCTCCAGCTCTTCGCGCACGTCCGCGCGCAGCTCCTGATCGATCAGGCTCCTGATCTGCGCCGCGTCCGACAGCGCGCGCTTGGTCGCCGGGATCCATACCGGTATCGTCTTCACTGCCGCCTGCACCCGCTCGAACCCGATGGTCGCCTCGGGCTTTTCGCCCGATACCTCGCCAGTCGCACCTGCGTAGGTAGTCACATTCGCCTCGGCTACCGGCGCCGCCTGCCTGGCCTGAACCGTCTGCCGCACAAAGTCCACCAGGTCGCTCGCGGTCGGACGCTGGCTCACGAGATCCAGCACCGTCAGCGGCCGGCGCCCCAACGGTTCATAGATGCCGGTATGGTCCGTCTCCACGAACACACCAGCACTCGTGTCGCTCGAGCCAGTCACCACTGCTTTGCGCCCGAGCACATCGAGTACATCACCCACATCAACCACAGGCGAATTGATGCCCTTTTTGGTCTCGGGAATCACCCCGCCAGGAAAGCCCTTCATCCACGCCTTGAAAGCCTCTGCCTCAACAAACCGCTCACCAAGCGTCTGCCACTTGCGCACCCCATGCGGGTCGGGCTGGCTGATACCCCCCTCTCCGCCTAGCTCGGCCACCGTCGCGCGCACCGCAGCATCGTCCTCGGCCTGCTTCAGCTGCACTTTCAGACTCTTGGCCTCTTCCATGTAGCCCGTCAACTTCTGCCGTTCCTCCGCGGTAAACTCGCGATCATCTTTCTCTGCCGCGTCACAGATGACCTTGGCCGCCTTGAGTGCGGCCTGATACTGCTCGTGAAGTTCCTTTAGCGTCATCGTCTTCTCTCCTGTGAGGCTTGCCGCCCCATGTTATTCATCTTCCAACAGCGCCAGCGCCACCCGCGCCTGCAACACGCCCATCGGGGCCCTTGCCTTGCCGTCCGCGGTCGTTCCGTCCTCGGCCTCAGCCTCTGCCCCACCCTCGTCCCCGCCAACGCATTTGGCGCCCAGCTCAACCAACAAATCATGCGCACTCTGGATCCGCGCAGAATCCTTCGCGCTATTCCTCCGACCTTCCTTCACCGTCAGCAGCTCCGTCTCAGGGTTCATCCCCACCAGGCACGGCCCTACTTCGAGCACGTCCAGCTCAATCAGGTCCTGGTAGTGATTCGGCTCTGCCTTCTCTTTCTCCGGCACCACCCTCGCATCGATGATGTCATACGCAAAGCTGAATTCGGCCAGCGTGCCGCGTCTCAGCCGCTTCCACACCCGTGTGGCAAACTCTTCTTCCATATACAGTCGCGCCTTGACATACAGCCCGCGATCACGCTCTTCCGCTTGGACCACCTCGCCAATATGCGCGTCCAGGTTGTCCCACTCGTGGCTGAAAATGACTGGTATCGGCCGGCCTTTCTGCGCCCACCGCTCCAGACTACCCTTGAATGCCCCTGGCAGAATCCGGTCGCCACCGCGGTCGACGTTGTTGAACACTGCCACGATCGCCTCAAATACACCATCGCCCTCTTCTGGCAGAGCCTTGAACCCCACGATCCCCGCGTTCTTGACCAGCATCATGCCCTCCCTCAGTCACGCCCCAAACACACAACTACACTGACAATTAGAGTTATTGTCGGCGCCGCCCGCCGGGTCACCCGGCCAGCGCATGCCATTACTGAATAGCTCACCCAGCCCCACCGTCTCCCCAGCCATCGCCGAGTGTTCGGGGCGCGGGTTACTACTATTGACCTGCCATGTCTTTGAGCGCAGGCCAGCCTGCCGGGCCCCCTCGCTCGCGCCGAACTGACTCGTGGTCGTCACCCGCGACGTGGCGATCTGCGCCGCCCGCGCCACCAACAACACATCAAACAGATGTTGCACCGCTACTCGCGGATCATCTTCAGCCAATGCCTGCCCTACCGCTTCTCGCGTGGTCGCGTTGATCTCTTCCGCCGAGATCCGGCTGTTTTCCTCCAGCCATGGCAGCATCCGCTCATCATCCAGATCCACGTCCAGCTCTTCGGTTACGTACCGCGCCCACTCGGTCGCTGTAGCTACCCCCAGCCGGAACATGTCCTGCTGCAGCTCGCGGTTCCAGCGGCCGCCATCCCACACCTCGCCGATCGTCACCGCCTGTTTCGTACCGTCGGCCCTTGCCGCCTTCTCTGGAATCCGTGCCAACACTGCATCGCGTTGCCGCGCGAACGTCCGTTCCATCATCCGCCGCCACGTCTTCTCATGCTGCGCGCGCGCACGTGGCCGCGTGGGATCGATCCGCTTCGGCTTGGCCGCCTTGGTTTGCGCTGCCTTATCATCTGTCGGCGTGAGCACTGCCGACGTGTTCGCCGTCGGTTCTTCATCAACCATGACATTGAGCGGCATCACCAGCTTGTCGGCATCCCCGTCCAGGTGCGGCAGATTCATCCGCGCCCGCGCTTCGTTGGCCGTCATCCACGGCCGCCCCGTCGCGCTCTGCAGCACCGCCGCCTGTTCCTCAAACGACCCCTGCAGTTTCTCCTGGATGTTGAACTCGACGTATACCTGTCCGCTTTTGTCCAGGTCAGGCAGCAACTGCAGCCCGATTTCCTCTTCGAGCATCGTCAGCCACGGACCCATACAGTCCTGGTAGAGTTGCTTGTGCTGGTCTCTGATATTGCTGAACGTCGCGTGGTCGAGAATACCCACCATCGGCAACGGAATGTGATACGCTCGCGCGCATTCCTCCCTGGTCAACTTCCGCGAACCCAGGTATTCACTTTCCTGCGCGTCGAATTGCTGCTGTTTCCAGGTCATCCCCTCTTCGAGAATCGCCGTCCGCCCGCTGTTGCGCTGCCCCGTATACAACTCCTCAAACTCGGTGCGGAACCGCTCCCTGGCCTCTGGCGACCAATCGCCCGCGTCTTTCGGACGCTCGATCACACCGTACATCCGCGCACCGTTCTGCCAGAACCCCTCGCGGAACTGCCCCATAGCATGCTCTTCCGCCAGCACACGCCTCAACGTCTCCAGAGGCGATAGCCCAGTCGTCGGACTCTCCGGGCTGTAACCGCGAAAATGAACGACCTGCTCTGGGCCAAAATCCTTGGCCCCCATTCCCAGATCGATCCGATACATCGTCGGCACCAGACCGCCCATTACCTGCACATACGTCGGCGGCACCCGCAACAGCGCCATGCCCCCTGGAAGCTGCAGCTTGAGCCAAAAGGCATTCCAGTAGATGCCCATGTCAGCGATCAACGACTCGATCAGCCGATACCGCGTCGTCCACGGGTTAGGCTTTTCGATCAGTCGCGCTAGCGGGTGCTCTCGCAGCCGCCTCCGGTCGTTCTCATTCACCCGCTCGAATACGTGCAGCCCAAGCTGTGCAATGTTTCGTGCCAGAAAATCAACGCACGTCCTCACGTTTGGCTGCGTGCGATACAGCGTCGCGTATGCATAGCTGTACTGGTCGTACATCTGCATCGAGCCATGGCTGGCACCCGCCCGCCACTGGTCGACCACATCGCGCAATCCGCCATAGCTCTGAATAACCGCCATCGTCAGCTCACTATCTGAATCCAGTCGACGTTGTCCTGTTCGATCAGAACATCGCCGTCCATACGCAGACTCTCATTGCCCGCACGCAACATCTCAACGTTCTTCAATAGCACATGCCGCCGGCTGCGCTCATACAGCACGCCCCTGAACGCATTCCGCGTCCGAGTATTGACGATCACCGTCCGCAGCTCGGGGTATCGCCGCAACCATCGCCAGCGTGCCACTACACCACCTCCAACCCGCGCGATTCGTACACGCTGTCTCGCGGCTCGCCATGCCGCATCGCTCGATCCAGCGCCATCACCAGCGCCACGATCCCGTCGATCTTCCCCTGCGACTCCGCCTTGTCTGGCTTCAGGTTACCTGCCGGGTCCTGTCGCACTGCCACATTGTTGGCCATCCACCGCATAATCGGGTTCCCGCCATGGTTGATCTTTTTTGCCAGTAGTCGCCTCTCGAGCTCACGCATGGGCGTGGCCATGCCATAGAACCCCTGCCCCATGCCAAATACCTGTAGTCCCTCGTCAGCCAGCTCCTGCGTGAGCTGATATCCCTGGAATAGTCGGTCTACATTCAGGTCCACCACACGAAAGCGCCTCGCGTCAGCAAGAATCGCCTTCTTGATTTGACCATAGTCCACAGCGTCACCCGGCGTGGTCTGCAACAGCCCCGCGCGCGCCCACGCCTGGTATTGCTCCCGGTACCGATTGTCATCCGCCGTCAACCGCGCCTCTGGGCACCAGAACCGCGCCACCACATACACCGCCTCAGCGTCGCCATCGCTCGGGAACACCATCACCCACGCCGTCAGATCACTCACGCTCGACAGGTCCAGCCCACCGTAGCACTCGCACCCCTCCAGGATCGCTTCGTCGAAGGCACCGAGGTTGTTTTCATCCCACAGCTCCGGCGGAATCCATCGGCTGCTCTGCTGCGTCCACATATTCAGGTGCAGCCGCAAGAACGCATTTAGTGCACTTGGCAGGTGCCTGGCCTTCTCCGCTTTTCGCTCCAGGTCGTCTATTTTGACGCTTACGCCCAGATTGGGGTTAGCCTTGGCCCATACCACCGGGTCATCCCAACGCTCAGAGTCCTGTTCATCCGCCGCCGCAATAAACGCGAACCAGCTATCGTCCGCGATCCCGCCCTCTAGCACTTGGCGCGAATACTCGTGGTGCTCCCAGCAGATCGTCGTGCGGTCATACCCGGCCGTGGTGATCTCCGTAATTAGCGGCTGCCGCCTGGCGCCTGTAGCTGTCTCCAATACGTCCACCACGGCGCTCGTCCGGTGGGCGTGCAGCTCGTCCACCAAGGCCCCATGCACGTTGAGCCCGTCTAGCGTGTCGGCGTCGGCCCCCAATGGCTTGAATCGACTCGCTGTAGCTTCGATGCTCAGCACGCTCGACGCCCGCCACTCGCGAATCATCCGGCTCAGCGCCGGACTGGCTTTCACCATCCGCGCCGCCTCGCTCCACGACAGTTTCGCCTGGTCGAGTTTTGTCGCCGCGCTGTACACCTCTGCACCCGGCTCGCCATCTGCCGCCAGCAAGTACAGCCCGATGCCGCTGACCAACTGCGTTTTCCCGTTCTTGCGTGGCACCTCAACATACGCCGTGCGAAAGCGCCGTAACCCGTCGGCTCGCTTCCACCCAAACAGCGTCCACAGTAGAAACTGCTGCCATGGCTCCAGCACGAACGGCTGCCCCGCCCACTCGCCCTTCGAGTGCTTCAGGAATCCAAAAAACTGAATCACATGCTCGGCTGCCGCGCGATCAAAATGCAACCCGCGCTCAGCGCCGTGCTCCAGGTCGTCGATCTGCCGCTGCACTGCTCGCCGGATCAGTGCCCCAGCAGGCACCGTACCCTCCAGCACACCGTGCATATATGCCGCAACCGGGTGCCGCTCAGGCATCCGTGCCCTCGCTCTCCCGCATACGCGCTATCTCCCCAGACCGCAGGAACTCTGCAAACGGATCAGGCGCCTCCGGCTCTGGCATAGAGATGCGCGTGCGGCTCGCCGGTGTCATGCCAAACTCCTGTGCGAACGCTTTCATCTCCGCCAGCGACTTGTTAGCAATGGCCACCTCCGGCCGCTGCTGGACGTATCCGCTCGGCGTGACGAACGTCAGCCCTTCGTCGGTCAGCACGTCGTTCGCTTGTCGCCACCGTGCATACGCCATGCAGTAGCCCGCCAAGGCTAGCCTATCGACGCAGGTCAGCAATCCCAACCGCCGTAGCTCTGGCGCCACCCGCCGCCACTCACGCTTTGCTTCTAGGGGCAGCCACCGTGGGCACGTCACACGGCCTGCCTGCGGCTGCGGCTCACGCTCATTCAGCCGTCGCTTGCCGGGATTCCCCGCAAGGCGCTTTAGTTGTGTCGGCTTCGGTGCTGGCCCGGGCACTCCTAATCCACCCCCTATGCCCAACCTGCGGCTGCATGGCCATGACTGCTGCCGCGGTCTACATGATCGTTCGCGCTAGCGATTTGAACCGCCCCTTCCCCATGGGCTGTCGTATCGAGCGGTTTTCCTGCTGTGACACACATGACATAGTGCCTGCAGGTTGCCCTCGTCGTTTGTGCCGCCCTGTGAAAGCGGTCTGATGTGGTCCACTTCTGTGGCGAGCGCACCACAACGGACACATATGGGGTGCTCACCTAGGTAGGCTCTCCTGAGCTGTCGCCACTGATAGTCATATCCTCGTGCAATGGCTCTTGGTCGTCTTGCATCGGCCTGTTGTCTGTACTCACGCGCATGCATTGCGCAACGCCCATACGCTACTGCCACGTTTGGACACCCGACCACAGCACACGGTGACATAGGCCTACTAGGCATGACTCTGTTTGTACACCCCTACCCCATGGGCATCCTGGCTCGATAGCACTGCAGTAGCCGCAATTTCAAATAGACTCGTCACCCACACCTGCGGTGTTGCTGGCTGCGCCATCAGCCCGAGCCACACAGAGAGCCAGATCACACCCCAACCAAGCAACACCGCTGATGCGGCGACAATGCCGAACGACAGCCTGCGCTTCCAGTCATAGCGCAGTCCCGCAAACCACGGCCAATCAGCATCAAGCGCAGCTACCAACCGATAGCCGAGTACGCCAATGCCGCCGCCTGTGAGCAACCACGCGATAAATGCCCCGAGCGTCATGCCCACCTCCAGAAACGCGAATAGGCCATACGGCAAAGCGCCGCTGGCCAGAGTTCTGCTTTCGCACCTGGAGCCATCGCCATACAGCAAAGCTCCTGTTGACCATCGTCAACAGGAGCATACAGAATGGGTGTGTCAGGTTCCGTCACTGTAGTGACAGATTCCATCAATTGTCATAGGAGTTGTCGATCATCACCCTATCACACACAATGGGAGCATACTGCGGCTCGCCAGAGAGATCGGCCAGGTCACGATAGATGGTACGTTCGGTGACCGCAAAGTGGTCGGCGAGCTCGCCCACGGTGCGCGGCCGCTCATGCAGCAGGCTGATGATCTGGATTAGTCGCAATGCTCGCTTCATGTTTCCTCTCTGCCCCTGCCCGGTGGGCACCTCTACTCAGTCTCCCCACAGCTCTTGAAAGTCCACCAGCCGTACGACCACAAGATCGTCGTCATGCCTGGCCCCGAGCTGGTGTAGTACGACGATCGGCGTTCGCCCGCCCCGCGCATTGCGCCGCGCCTGCGTGACAGCAGACAGCAGCCAACCAGGGAGTTGCTGGCGCTCTTTAACCTCAACAGCATAGGTCGGCGTCTCCACATCAGGCACGGCTGAGCCGAGCCCCTGGTTCGATGTGCGCTTTCCATTCATGCGCGCCGCGATCGCCCGCTCGACGGCTTTCCAGGTTTCACTCATGGATTCCACCCTGCTGGCATCAACGTAAGGCGATCAGCATAGAATCCCCAGTGTCCACCGAGCGCGATGAGACTGTGCGCGCCATAGGCCACAATGGTGCCCTCATGACAAAGCCACTCACCATCGTAGAACGACGCCTCGTAGGCAAACACCCACAGATGCTTGTAGGCCAAGTGCCGCCCTAGCAGCGCCTGGTCGACATAGCGCAATGGCAGTGTGCTGGCCTTACGCTTCGGCATGTTTCACTATCACCGGCCGGCCCACGATGCTGATATAGTCGGCCTCAGCCGCAAGATACTCTGATTCGAGCCGGTTCCAGAGTGCCCAGCGCGTTGCCTCATGCGGATCGGCCTCAGTTTTGGCCAGCGCTGCGCGCAGGCGCTCAAGGCCGCGCTGTGCGGCACCATACTGCGGATCGTCCGCCGTGTGCTCGGCTAGCCACGCCTCGCCGCCCTTCACGCGCTCGCGCAACCGCCAGATCACAGGCGGCTCACCAAACGCTTCCCAGAGATACCATGCATCATCCAGGCGCTTGCGCGCATAACTGGCCACTGGGGGATCTCCGGTCACATAGTCGGAAGTTTCGTTCATGGGCATCACTCCACTACGGTTTCTACGGTTTCTACGGTTTGTACGGTTTTTCCAACTGTATCCCGTACAACACATGGTGGTGATCCGTCACAACATGTGTATACCGAAGCGCGTATACAGAAACCGTACAAACCGTACATACCGTACATTTCGTACTGATCTCATCAGCCAAAGAGACCATTGGTTTCCTCCAGCAATCGGTTGAGTTCCTCATCTGGCACGATGGTTTGCGCTGACATGGCAGGATCCAGAGACAGAGTGAATGAGGTGCGCTGAGTCTTGGCCCATTTGGCTTCCTCGAGACGAATGCCCATGAGGGCGAGCGTAGCCTTGGCTTCGCGCAGTGTAGTAGCAATGCGCCGACCACCGCCCAGATATGGAAGATCAGCGCCGGCGTCAGAGAGTGCTTTGGTGAGCTGACTGGCAGAACCCTGCCAGAACCGGCCGCCATTGAGCAGCTCGGGCAGAAAGCCGATGATTGCTTCTGTGAGCGGATCGGCTTGGCCAACGGTGAGCGCCTGGGCCTGCCGTAGGGCCAGCAACAGGTGCGCACCTCGTGGGCGATCCCCATGAGAGGCGACATAGGCCCAGACGAGCTGCGCAAAGTCGACGAACCGCAGAGGCAAGCCGGGCGGCGCTTCGCCGCGCAGGCGCAGCAGCTCAGCGGCGGTCAGGGTTGCCCAGGAAAGCAGGCCATCGCGTGCGGCATCTACAGCATCCATCAATGCCGAATCAGCGAGTCGGGCGCTGTCCTCAAATTGCTCAGTCAGGATTGGCAGGGTACGCTCGGCGATATCTGGCCGGCAGAACGCTGCTGTGCGCGTGGTGACAGCGATCGCCGCGGTGGCTGGCCGTGAGATACGGTTGAGCGTGGTGAATAGCTCGCGCATCTCGACGTTCTTGCCTGTGATAGAGTTGGCAATCTCATCCGCGAACCAGGTTTCGGTGTCGACGTCCACGTTGTCATAGCCCACGATAGGCAGTGAGGTTACCTGCGACCAGTAGTCGCGGATGTCCTGTGGTGCCGAGACGACGTTGCCAGCAGGACCCATCAGCATTCGCAGGATGGCCCTGACCATCAGTGTTTTTCCACCGCCTTTGTTGCCGACGGCTACTAGGGCCGGTAGAGGACGCAGACCAGAGACCAACGCCGCGATCCAGGCACACAGCAGGTCATGCTGAGCGTCGGCGTTATAGGCCGTGATCTCGTCTGGCGTGCGGATGCGTGGGTTGAATGCCGGCACGGTGAGCGGATATACCGGCGCGGCAGGTGACCACTCTGGGTAACAGGCGTCGCTGGCAAACCAGATATCGTCGGTGCCATTGCTCAGCTTGCACAGGGTGCCATCGCGGATAGCGACATAGTGCGTTGGTCCAGCAGAGACAGCCAGGCATGAGCCGCTGGAGTACTGCCAGCGAGCCAGTTTGATGCGTCGTCCAGAGCCGATAGCTGACATAGACAGGTGTTCAACCACGAAACGATACGAAGCCTCAGTGCCGTTCAGGCCCGCGCGAAAGAGCGCTAGCCGCGTAGTGACGGCGTCGCCAGCCAGTGGCCAGACCGCACCATCGTCTGCAACGAGATACGGGCGCCCCCCCTGTGCAGGGTCCTGGGTTACATCCAAGAGCAGCCGATCGTGTTTGAGTAGCCAGGAAGCCACCGCGCGGGCCACGTCGAGTTTGACCTCGCGAGTCACGCGCTGGCCCAGCTGCTCAGTGATCCACGGAGCCAGGTCAGCAAGCGCTGCACACTGATCGATCCATGTCTGTGTCTCGCCTATAGGCCTGGCCGAGGCTTTTAGTTCTGCTACCAGCGCCGGAATGTCTCTGCCGGCGCAGTGTGCCTCCGAGATATCTTTGACGCCTTCTGGTGGCATGATCACATGGGCCGTAGGCAGCAAGGGCCTCAGTTTCTCCACCATTTTGTCGCCGCCCTCATCCGGCTCGCGCCAGACATAGAGGTCGAGCCCAGACAGGGCAGCTGTCCATTCGGCCCTGTAGTTCTGCGCGCCAGGAATGCCGAGCGCAGGCACGCCATAGAACCACAGCGTGTGACAGTCCGACTCTCCTTCGACCAGGACCACCCAGCCTTCCCTGCGTATCTCGGCCAGTCGCCAGAGGCCATAGAGTGCCATGGCATTGCCCTTGGCCCAGCGGAAACGGTTGTCAGGGCCTGACAACGTTTTGCGCAGAGCGAGACGTCGGCGAACGCGAATCGTCTTTCCGTGTTCGTCGCGGTAGGGCATGTGTATTTCGGGTTGGTCGCCATTACGGCTATGCCACATGACGGTGGAAAGCCCGAGTTGTCTCAGAAAGGCCACAGGCAATTGCTTGTATGCGGCATAGTCTTCTAGCGTCAGCCCCGGCAGATCGGGTGCGCCCACGCCAAGTTTGGCAGCGAGGCTTTTCAGGCCGCCCTTGGCGCCACAGGCCAGGCAGTTGTAGCCACGTTCCGAGACAGAGAAATTGGTAGGGTGCGAGTCGGCGTGATAGGGGCATAGCGCCCAGTATTCGCCGCGCCCGTCAGGGAACTGTGTGTCTGGGGAGCCGCCTCGATTGAGCGCAGGAAGGATAGCGGCCAGGAGCGTGTCAGCAGACATCGATTAGCCTCGTTTCGCGTCAGTCATGCCCCGCAGCCTCGTACCAGTCGACCTCCACCGGCGTACCCGCCATCCAGCCGAGGCTGAACAGCGACGGCTTCCACTGCGGCGGCGTCCAGCCTACAGGCACCGGCTCGCCTGTGGGCCGCATTTCGGCGCCGAACAATGCATCGATGGCCCCTGCAGGCATCGCCCTCGCCAATCGCAGACCGTCGTCCAGCAGCGTGAACGCGTGCCCGAGCGGCTCGATTAGCCAGTGATCGATCTCGCCGAAGCCGATCGCGCGGCGTTTGCCGGCGTGCGTCAGCGGGTCGAGCAGCCGCCCGATCAGCCGCGCGTTGCCTATGCACGTCGCCTCGAACCGCTCGGCCATGACCATGGGCAACGGCGTCCGACGCTCCATCCATCGGCCCGATACCACCTGCACGCCATAGCCGCGCCCTCCACGGGCCGCGGTGAACCCGCCCGTCTGAGCGCGCTTGTGCTGGTAGAACACGTCGCGCTCTACCTGCCCTGCCGGCATGAATGGCGTCGCTGCCCATAGAGGTAGCCCGCGCTCGTTGCGCCACAGGCACTGCAGCGGCGTCGGCAGGTCGTACGGCTCGTTCGTGTCAGTCAGCCGCGCGCCGTCTGTAGCCACGTCCAGAGCGCACCGCGCCAGTAGGTTGTCCAGACACAGCTGGTCATAGCTCAAGAGCAGCGCGCCCCACCGCAGGAACAGCGTGATGCGTAGCGGTTCTTTCGGCGCGCAGTCGAACTCTGACGCATAGCTCACCAGCTCAGGAATTGTGATCATCGTTGTTTGATCTCCGCATACTCGGCCAGCTCTGGGAACCTGGCTAGTAGAGTGTTGTATGCGCCGGGGTCCCGCTGGCGTAGCTCAGACAGCTGCCCGCACTGAAGAGAATGCCGTCCTAGTCGTGTATGCGTACGCGTCTCCATACCTCCGGCGACATAGGCGCCCAGCAGAGGCATCTCCTCTGACATAATCAGCGCGGCGACATCCTCTGTTGTCCAGCGGTCTAGCGGGCAGACGCGATATACACCACGCATCGGGCCGGTCGTATAGCGATAAATGGCCATCGTTTCGCCCTCGGCGCGCAGCGCGACCGCCCTGCGCCGTGTGGGGCTCTCATCAGCGCGCAGCCCGAGAATGACGCCATCGGCATCTTCGGGTTTCAGATAGCGCGACCACTCGCCCTTGAAGGTGCTGTACTGCTCCCAGAACCCCACCGTCTCCCAGCCATCGGCGAATACGTGATCGACATGCACCTCGACGATGGTCATCTCTGGGAAGCGCTCGCGCCACCAGGCGAGTACGGCGTCTAGCTCGGGGTGCAGAATGCGTGTCTCGCCGCCTGTTAGGATGCGTACATGCGCCTGCGGCCACACCTGCCCCACTACCCATAGCAGCGCCTCGCTATCCTTCCCGCCTGAGAACCCTACATATGGGCGCTGGCATAGCTCCAGCGCCCGCTCTACCGTCTGGATGGCTCGCTGATAGCGGGCCTGGTAAGCGCGCCCTCGTAGGTGCGCCAGATACCCCGCTCGCTCCAGCGCGCTGCTCATGACAGCACCTGTGCGCCCGTGCCCAGCGTACCGTCGATCAGCCCCTGACGTAGCTCATCATGGTGCTCGGCCAGATACGCCTCGTATGCCTCTGCACAACTGCGATCGCTGTCGCTGAGCTCCTCGAGCCACTCGCCGGTCACGTTGCCATAGCCGCGTGCAGCCTGCCCGCCGATCGTGCCGTGATCCATCAGGAAACGTTCCGCCGCTCCGAGCAGGGCCCCGCGCGTCGTAACCGCCGTCCACGGGTCGAGCACCAGACGGCACAGAACCTGCACACCTGCAGCCAGTGTCTCGAACGACGCGATCATCTGCCCCAGACCCTGCGGCGACGCCTGCCTCGTCATCGTCACGTCGTCCATCATGTCAAAGGCCGAGACGGTCGCCATCGGCAGGTCTGCGGCCCGACTGTTTCTCAGCGCCGCCGCATTCTCACGGCAGACCAACCAGCCAGATACGCGCAGCCGGCTCTCGCCGATGTCGAACGAGTCGGTGACACCGCCGAGCAGGTCGAGCACCGGATACATCGCCCGCGCGCGATTGGCCAGCGCGTTGGCATTGCCGGGCTGTTTCGCGCCCGCCGAGATGTTCCCGCCGTTGACGAACAGCGCCTCGACGCTCGCCGGTAGCGGCCCCTCGCCCGGAATCGCCTCGGCCAGCTGCAGCGCTGTGAACAGCTGGCGCATCGCCGGCTCGCGCACCACCTGATGCCTCAGGCTGTTGGCCGACACGGCAGGCATCTCGACCGCCGTATAGCGCGCTGTACTCTGCTCGACCGCGGTGAACTCCATCACCTGTTTCGGCTGCACCATCGCCATAACACCGGCGCGCTCGGCATACTCCGGCCACTCTAACTTCGCCGTGCTGTGCCATAGCCGCGCAATGCTCACGATGCTGCGATACTGCTGCGTCAGCGCTCTCAGTGTCGCCTGCTGCACGCTCTGCGGCGTCGTCAGCAGCGATAACAGCCGCATGTCCTGCTTGTCCCCATGGATGGGCACGTGCATCGTGTCACAGAGCCTGTCCCATAGCGCGCGCAGTGATGGCGCTACGATGGCCGCCAGCCGCAGCCGGCTCTCCAGCCGACCATAGCGCTCCATACCGCTGAACAGCCCCGAGCCCTCCAGACTGTTGTAACGATCGATGAACTCGCGCACGAGCACGACGCCGACAAACTCGGCGAACGTCAGGTCGCTCACGATGGCCGCTATGTCGACCGGCACAGGATGGTCTGCAGCGATCAGACGCATCGCCTCCGCCGAGATCGGCTCGCTGAGCTGTACCGGCAGCAACTGCTTCTGCCTGTTGAATAGCTGCCTGTTGCTGTCGTCCTGCACAGCAGGATCATGGTGGCTCACCGCCGTCGTCGTGGTGAGCAACAGGTCGTAGGTCAGTGCATGCGGAACTACCTCGATGGTCATTCCTCCTCCTTCTGAGCGATCAATACCGCCATGGTGAACTCTACCTGCCCGCGCATCGGCGCGAGCGTCGTCTCGAACTCCCTCACCCGCCGATAGCCTAGCTCCTGAATGCGCCTGAAGTCGTCGTAGAGCCCGTCGCGAATGCTGCGCTTGCTGAAACCCGCGGTATAGACCGCCTCGATGACGCCCAGCATGTCCAGCATCACCGGCCAGTCGACCTGTACTGTCGCGCGGATGTTCTGCTCGGGGTCATAGATCGTCACGGGCGTGCATGTATCGAGCTGACCGAGCCGCGCCATGGGCCACAGACGTTTCTTCACGTCGGTAGTCAGGATGGCGACACAGCGCTGCCCTCGTCTGGCCGGCCATATCTCGCGCGCGAGTGCCGACCAGCAGGGCCGCTCGCCGCTCTTGGGCCGAGCGATCAGCGGCCAATACATCGTGCCATCCTCGAACACCAGCCGGCTGCCCAAATTCCATGTGGCCGTGCCATGAAACAGGCGCGCGGCGCTCTCGCTCAGCCAGCCGTCGGTCTGCCCGTGCAGCATGTCGAGGAACTCCCCTGCCGCTGCCGGCACCGCGTCTGCGACGCGATAGCCCGCGTCAAGCGCAACACCTGTCACCGCACAGCACGCACCCGAGGGCGGCTGCCGCAGCGGAATGCCCAGCTCTGGCGCGCGCAGAGCGAGTGCCAGTACGTCAGTTGCGGTGAGCACGTCTGTAGCCCTCCATCACGCCATATCGCCCGTACTCGTCGACTATCAGAGGCAGATAGATCGGCTCGGTCTGCAGTAGCACGAGGTCGCGCTGTACCGTGCGCACATGCACGTTGAACTGCTGCGCCAGCTGCGCGCTCGTATAGCGCCCACTGGCCAGCAGGTCGACCATGGCCACCAGCCGTGCCGCTCGCCTCACAACGGCGTTGGCTCCTACGGCATCAGTCATGCCAGACCTCCTCTACGCTGTACCAGCTGGTGCGCTACGCTGGTGTAGCGCACCAGTGCCGATAGGACGAGCAAGTAGATAGCGTTAGTCACCGAGCCTCACCTTTGCAGCGCGCAGCGCGTCCTCTGGGGTATCGTAGCCTGGCCCCAGATCATCTTCGGTGCTACAGAACCAGTTACCGTCCATCACTGCCAAAGTTGCGATCTTGCCGGAATTGATCCACAGGCCATAGAGTTCGCCTCTCACCAGCCGCCCTAACTCGGCGTCGGCTCGCAGCCGCGAGATCTCGGCCAGCAGGCACATCACATTATCGGCCAGTGCGAAGCCGTATACTTCGGCCCACTTAGCACGCTGGTGGTCTATCTCATGCGGCAGATAGATGGCGTCAAACCGTGGCATGGTCACGTCGCGCTGAATGATCGCCGCCTCGCACCGCTCCCGAATCGTTCGCAACTCATCGTCAGTCATGACAAACCTCCTCCACCCTGTACCCGTGGTATCCCCCGCTGGCATCGCGCACCAGCGCGTACTCGACGCCAGCGAACACCCATATCGAGACGAGGACGCCGGTTACTGGCCCCTGAGCGCCGGTGAACGAAACGCGTGTGCCGATCATGCCCCTTCCCCCTCCCCCTCTCGGCACGGGTCCCTAGCGCCTGCGCCTGGATCATCTGGTTCTCAGAACGGGAGTGGCTCGTCTTCCAGCGGACTATCATCAGCGACCGCGGTCGCTGGCGCAGTCGTGACTTCTGCCTGCCCAAACCGGTCCCAGGCTCGGGCCCAGTCGGCGGTCTCATCAAATGCGCCATCGCGGTTCCACTGGCCTGTCACCGGGTCGCGCGAGCCCTCAATAGTAGTGATCAGTTCCTGGCCCACGTACAGTTGACCGAGCTCCTGGGCGGTCATGCCCTTAGTCACGCCCACAAGCACCGGGCGCGTCACAAGCCGACTCAGCTCGCCAGAGCCCGCCTTGGTGAACACCGGCTGACCCTTGGCGTCTGCCTCGCTGGCCACCGGCATCCAAAAGTAGAAGCGTGGATAGGCGGTGATACGTCGCTTGTTGTTCTTGCTCGATAGCGCTGCGGCGGCCTTGAGCACCCAGAGTCTGTGCTGCGCCAGGATGCCTTCGTTCGCAGTGAATGCCATGCCCGTAGTACCCTTCATGGTCAGCACCATGGGCCCAACGGCCTCGAGGCCACGGATGAACCCGAGTAGCTGCAGACGTGCGCGCGGGGACGATGTTGGCACGGCAGCGGCACCTGCGGCCTCAGCCTGGTCGTATTGTTTCCACGGGTAGTTCACTGTTTGTCCGCCGATAGCTACCTGCCAGCAGCGGCGGTAGTGCATCATGGCGAAGCAGAGCGACTTGGCGAACCAGCCTTCGGTCTCGCTGCCGTCGCGGTGGGCCAAAACACCGTGCGTCCACCCGGGTAAGGTGTCCAGGGGCAGCCTATCGGCGGGGATGAACCACCCACCGGTGTAGGTCACATCCTCGATACCCAGCCTGCGCAGCGCCTGGTCACCGTTCACCCACTGCGCATAGGGGAACGATAGCCCTTCCTGGTCGATGGTATCTTCACGGACCTCCGAGGTGCCGAGTTGATCGAGCCACTTGTTTTCGTCAGACATCGGTGCTCTCCTCTCTAGCGATACAGAATCTGCTGATGGACCGGGGCTAACTCGCTCTTGCCTGCGGGGGCAGCGAGCATCCGATAGTAGGCGGCCAGCAGCTCGGCTCGCTGCTGAGCCATAGCGGCTGCCATGAGAGTGGCGCGGGCATTGGCCTCAGCTAGTTCCACCTGCGCGTCGGCCTGTTCCAGCTCTGACTCTGCGCGCTCGACCTCGCGCCGGGCCATACTCGCGGGGCTGAACTGGATCAGGAACAGGTCGAGCTGCGCTTTGCGCGCTTCTGCGTTTTTGCCGTCCACTACCGCGCCATCGCCAAACATCGCCTGCGCGGTGCCGCGCACCAGGGCCTCGTCCAGAGCGCGCTTGGCGGCATCCAGCTGCAGCCTTGCTGTTCGTGCCGCATTGCGCGCGTCAGCCTGTGCGATCAGGCACTCTGGCAGTGCATGCTCGGCGGCGTTCAAATCATCGAGCGCAGTCAGGGTCAACCCATCCATCGTCGTACTCCTTTCTCCCATCCACGGGTTCGTACTCCGCGGGCTGGGGTCCCCATATCGGATCTACATACGCGGCGCTCGCCTGGCGCCAATGGTACGATGCCGTGTTCTTCCACGGGCCAGCCGTGCCGTCGCGGAACAACCAGCCATGCCCACGGCACAGCGAGCACGTGCTAGTCACGTCATAGAGCAGACCATCACGCTCGAGGATCGTGTGGACACGATAGCCGCGCCCGTCGCACTCGGGGCAGCGATGACGTTCTGGCTCTACAGGCGGCAGCGCACGGCCACAGAAGGTAATACTGCCGATTGTCATGCGTCCTCCTCGCGTGCATATGGGTATTCGAGCATGCGTGCAGCCATTGTCTGCCACTTGACCGCGTGGGCCATTGCCGAGGCCATCCGCTCACGCATGCGGTCCAGATACGGGTCTGTGCCATAGCGCATCTGACGTGCGTCAAGCAGTTTCAACGCCGTCATCA